GTATATCTTACAGCCATTCTCTAGGGTGATATTACCTTTGTTCCACTCTTCAACACCTTGTTGCATCCATTTAGGAAGTGCCTCATAAGCCAATTGCACTCTTCCTAATACCTCTCTAGCTGCGTCGCCTTTGTTTGCAAGAATGGCAACCGTCTTATATTCATTGAAGAGGATATAATGAAGGATGACAGCTACTGCGGTGGTAGTCTTACCAGCCTGTCGGGCAGTGAGTACAGCAACCCTACGATTGTTGGTGATTTTTTCGATAATCTCTCGCTGATAACTATATAGGTCAAGATTGATTAGGCCTTTATCAACGTGAACAATTTTGATATAATTCTCTGAAAAATAGCAGGGATCTTTAGCACATTTGACGTATTCTTGAAGTATGTCGGGTGACCACTCGATTTCTTCTCCAATTCGCTTTAAATTTAAATTACCTAGATAGCCTCTATCCATCATCGTCGCCCTTGAGCATCTTCAATAGATCTGCTGTCGAGACGATAAGATTATTATTGGTGACCTGTGTGGCTGGTTTTTCTCCTGTCTCTTCCTTCGCGTATTTCTTCTTACCAGAGATTTCGACGTATTCTTTGTTTGCGTCTAGCAGTGTCTTCATCAAGGTAGATACCACCTCGAAAGCCCTGGGCGATTCGGATTGCTTGGCAATCTCTACCATTTCACGCACAGCGTCATCACCCAGATCAATAATATTTCGAACATTCTGTCTGGCAAGTTCTATATCTTGAATATTTTCTTTGGCGTTTTCTTCAAGCTCGGCAGGAAACAGATCTTGTTGCACCGCGGGGAGTGTCTCTTGCTCTGTAGATTCTTCGATCTCAGATAATGGCCTTAGGCCTAGATTTTCCGCGATGATATCTTTACTCATTATATTACCATTCGTTTGTGATGTATAACATGAAATAACTTTGGTCGGGAGTCAACGCCTTGATTGCATCATCATCCCATAGTATACTATTTAACCATTTTGTTTTATTGTTGCCATGGATCTGAGCATTGATCTTTATTGCTGGATTATCCATCAAAGGTTTTAAAAATGTATCACGAAATTCTAGGAACTTATCTTGGGCCCCATCAAATGCCTGTGTGTGTATCTCACCTGCAAAATGGCCTACCTTTCTCTTGAAAAAATCCAAATTCTCTGCAGTGAGGGTATCAAATTCATTACCTTCAATGTCCATCTTCAAATAGTCAATGTATTGAATATCGTAAAGATCCACCAGCTCCATTAATGACATTCTATCTATTGCATCAACACCTAGGTCGTCTGTTGGTGTCTCGTATACGCCAGTTGGATTACAATCTCCAAGCAGCGCATTTACCGGATACACCTTGGGCACGGGTTCATTCATCATATATTCGGAAACATTTTCCATCGCGACCTTGAGCAATTCTCTGCTGCCTTCGACCATATAGACCTTTGATGCCCCTTCATCTAATGCATGAGCAGTGAACATCCCACAGCATGCCCCCACATCAACACAAACATCACCAGGCTTTACTCGATGAAACCACGTATAATCTTGATTTCTAAAAAATTCGTGATAGAATACAGAGGCCATTTCATATGTAAGGCCCTTAGTACTCATTTGTTGGTTTAAAGCAGGTCGTCGATTCATCATAATATAAAGTCTCGGTTATGGGTCGGGGAAATTCTCTATTGCTTGTGCAAATCCATAAGGATCATCAAAGTTGACATCTAGGTACGGAACCGAATCTCCTACCACAGTGGTCGGTTGATTATTGGCAGTAAGACCCGGTTGCAGTGTTTGTTTTTCTTCAAAGTCAACATCAGATCGTACATCTGTGGCAAGATTAGCCTCAACGAATTTAATGACCTTCTTCTCACGCTCAGGACCAAAGTACCAGGCCTTCATTGTAAAGTTAAGTGTCCACAAGATAGACCTAGATTCTGTGAAAGCCCCTTCGTAAATCTCTTCACTAGAAATATCATTTAAAATCAATGGTATATCCAATGGATCTAAACCAGGCACTATTCTAGCAGTCTGTGTCAGATCTGGATTGAAGAAAGGAACGATCTGTTCTACTAACTGTACAGCATCTTCATTGTATTTTGTCATGATATACAAAGAGAAACTTATATCGTAAGGAGCACCAGAGTAATGAAAATTTCTAGCTCCAGTATCCGAATCTCCGACTGTCTTTCGAATCTTTCGTGTGGGAGAAATTTTCCTTGAAGGATCAAACGAATAGCCAGTAATCTCAAACGACATTCTAGGCAGTGTCATTTGCGTGGTGGGACTAACATCTTTTTGTGTGGCCAGGGCCAATACCTTTTGCCATGGAGCATAAGATATGGGCACAATCATTCGCTGAATTATATTTCCTGCATTATCGACACGAACAATTTGCAGCTGATTGAAATATGTGCCAAAAAGTGCTACATATTTACGGGTCGTCTGATTGTAGAAATAATTAGCTATGGCCATGGTTTATGGGTCCAAATCCTGAATTGTAATATCTTCACTAAAAGGATCTGTCTCTGTGAAATCTAAGATATTATCAGCATCTTGTTCGAATACCAGGTTACGAGCTCCTTGAGATTGAACTGCCAAGGTCTCAAGAGTTTGAGTATTTGCTGTACCTTCGAATGTGGTATCGATATGCCTAAAGTATTTGTCGATGTTATCGCGACCAGTCTGGAATCTTTCATTTGAATATGTCATCAATTCACATTGCATATCATAGACCTGTAACGATCCCATCTGATAGAATACCGATTCATCTTCGACAAATTTAATTTCGAACATCTGATCATTTAATGGGAAGTAGATAATATCGCCTTCCCTTGGCATTGTCTTCAGATAGTTCTCTTTGGTAACGTATCGCTCAAAAGAACGATTAGCTACAGTGAATGTGGCTGTATCATTGATTTGAAGACCAAATTTACTTAGGAAATCGCCTTCGCCTTCGAAACCATCCATCGTCTTGACATATACTTCGAATTCAAACGTCTGATCGAAGATGCTCAAATCATCTTCATTGAGTACGGTATCGATTGCCTGATAGGATCTTGTGATGTAGATGATATCAATACCATACATCTTGATCGATTCAATCACGAGATCATCAATGAGATTTTGCTCATTAAAGTTGTCGTAATTGCGAAAATACGGATTTGTAGGCATGGGTTATCCTATGAAATTATAGGTGAGCGGTTGCAGATTCTGAATGACTTCTTCTTCCATTCTCTGCCTTTCTTCTCTGGCCTCAGCCAAGATAGCCTCTCCGTTGAACCCGACTCCTCCTACCAATTGCATATTTGTGAATTTTGTGAGATTGAGACCCCACTGTTCGCGAACCAGAACAGCTGCATAATTTTGAAGCCAACGATCACCCCATACGTCTGGATAAACTGAGGAATCGATAACATCATATGCCTCTACAATAACATAGTTACCCACAACAAGGTTGGCAGCATCGACATCTAGCCAAAGTTTATTGACGTGTCTGTTATAGCGAATGTGTTGTTGGCCTACCAAAATTTCTTGAAGCATCTCAAGGTGTTGCATTGATTGATAATAATTCTGGACCTCATATCCAGTGATGTCTTCAAGGTTGTTCAATACAAATTGATAATTAACATTAAACATACCAGCGCCTGTGGCAGTACTGGTCTGTAGATTAAAGATACCTGAAATACCTAGGATGGTGCTAGGTAAATCAATATATCCGTTATCGATATTATCTTGAGTAAGTTGATGCTTGAGATATATCATTTGGCTACCACTATAGTGATAGTCTCGCCAGAAAGATACTGCCTCATCTACTCGATCTTCCACCTGTTCCTCTGCAACATTAATTTCAATTACAGGAGCACCGATTTTACGTAGGATATATTCTTTGAATTCTTCTCGGGTGGTAGGCTGAGCCATTTGAAACTCTCGAATCTATTTTCTTTAGTCTATTTATAACTAGGAATTGTTGATTTCTGTGTTGGCAAGAAGAGCATTAATTTCTTCTATACGGCTTGCAACTGCATCGGCTGCTTCTTGAGCAGCAATTTTCTTTTCATTTTGATGTTCTTTTAAGGCATTTTGAACATTATAAATCACCGATCTTACTGCTAGAAACTCCGGATCTGTAGTATCACCACCATTAGAATCTAGTACGGATTGCAAATTAATATATAGCTGCTTCAATCTTTCTGTTTGAATGCGGTGTTCTTCTTGTGTTAGCATATTATATACCTTAAGGAGTACTATTTAAAATAATTAATTCTACTCTACCCAAATTGGTGACCTGACCCTGTGATGCTGGTGGATTTGTTGGAGCGCCGCTTCCTAAAAGATCACTATAAATCCACATATCAAATTGAGCATACCAATGTAATGGACTGCCATTGCCACCATTTTGATTGCCAGTTGCTTGAAAAACCCAGGTATATTGTTGATCACTTGATAGTGAAAGCCAAGTATCAAAAGAAGAACTGCTGCCGAGCCAAGAGAGATTTTGTTGGCTGCCAGCAAAAAGAGGATCAGATCTAGGAGCTTGAATTTCTTCAGCATAACAATATACATCTGTCCAAGCGGAACCATCGTCGTATGGAAATAATGCCCATTGTGATTGTACTACATCTAAATCATCTGTTTCCCATCTCCAAGATCCAGAGATTGCTTCGTAATCACCACCACTCGGGTAAGTCGTTATGCCAGTGGGTTTATTTGTTGTATTAGAACCGCCTGCTATGGAAAAGCCACAGCTTTCAGTTGCTAAACCATTAATAAAAATATACCTTGCTACATCTCCACCATTAAGGCTAGTATAACTGCCTTGAGCTGTAAGAATTGGTTGATCATCAAAAGTTAATGGTATGATAGTAGCCATAAAATTCTCTATTACGGTTCGTTAATTCTAGTTACGATAGTAAGACTTTTAGAGCAAATAACATTACTCGTAGAGTTTAATCTAATGTCGACAGATAAAGTACCACTATTAACTCTTTGATTTGCAGTCGCTTCACTATGCCCAAATGTGACAGTGCGACTAGTGCCGAGGGTATACCAAGTATTTTGCACCATTATCGGGCTGGTGACCACAGTTTGGAAAGAGCCTGGACTCCAACTAAATCGTATATCATAATCGGAAGCTGTAAGAGTACCACTTTTAGATTCCCACCAACCAGCACTATCGATGCTAGTTAAGCTCGCTGCACTGCTCCAAGGAAAAAGTTCATCAAACGATAAACCAGTAAATGATAATGTACCATTATTTGAAAATATTATATCTGCTTCAGTGGAATTAAATGTTGATGAAACAGAACATCCAGCATAAGGAATCGTCACCTGATCAGCACCCCCTGCTGGTGGACTAGTAGTCGAAGCAGTAAATACTGGATTGTATGTATGAGGCAAAGACATTTAGGTAGAAAACCCTACTGCTGTGAGTCTTGTAGTCGTAGCACTCCACGAAATAAGATATACCTGCCAATAACGATAACTAGACCAACTAGGAGCACCACCACCTTCTGGGTATTCTATGCCAGAAAATGTTGGTGCAAACCCAGTAGTGTTTGTATCAAGTAAAATGACCTTTGTTCTACCGAGTGCTTCGGAACCGCCAGTTGGAGTGAAAGTACATGCGCCAGTCATTTGCCAATATTCCATTGCCGCTCCGGCCATGTCTATGTTTTTTGTACCGGTTACAGCTGTGTCGGATGTTACCGCTGGCTGCACGTTTGTGTATGTCATATTCTGTGCAACATCTGTATCAGTAATGACTGTGGTCGCGCCCATTACTAGAGCCATTGAATTATTCCTCTATGGTTTTTCTATATTTATTCTTTCGATGTCGTGTTCGTCACAATTTTCACCATATTGAATTTCTAAAATTTTTACTACGTAATTTGTATCGTTACGAAGTTGATGCCAATGCCCTACCGGAATATCAATCATATCATGTCTTTCTAATTGTATGGTTTTAAGCAAATCTCGATTTGAGCCAAGTAAAACTTTTGGTGAACCCATAACAACAGTCCATTGCTCACTTCTACTGCGATGTCTTTGGAGGCTCAGAGATTGTCTGGGCCAAACAACGAGCTCTTTTACCTTAAACTGAGGTGACTGTTCATAGAGAATTTTATAGTGGCCCCAAGGCTTTTCAGTTATAGACATGATCGAACCAGTTATCCACTATAAAATCGCTTTCATTTTGTTTTATTTGATTGAAGAGGTCAGCATCCATTGAAGGCAAATGAACCCAAATGTCCTCATGATAATGTATATCATTATCTGGAGCATAGAATATATTTCCTGCTAGCATTGTATACCCTTTCTGTCTCATCTTATTTTTATACAAAGTGTTATCTGTCTCATTCATATCTGGTATATGAAAAGAGACTATCTTGAATCGGTGTAAATCCCATGGTATCTTGTCCATCACAATTTGATAGGATTTATATTTTGAATTTATCTGTAAATAATCGATATCGCCTAGACTGTGTGTTTCTAATAAATCCTCAAAATCTATTGACAAGGGGTCTTTGCATATGTAATAATTAGATCTTTTCTTTTTATATTCTGTCGCGACTCGGTGATCCGGTTCGATTGTCAACCCCTTCCACCCAAACTCTTTTTCCAATAGATACGTATTATTACTACGATCTGCGAACCTTGTACCCAACTCCAAAAATGTTCCTTCTCTTTTACCGTTCAACATGGTAAGGACAATCATGTCTTGCAATCGAGGAGAATAATTTTTTGTGATAGATTCTAGGCCGGGGAATCCATATTTCCACAGACCACTCAGCTCTCCATTATACATTATTTTCTTAGGATATTTGTGTACACCG